AAGAAAATTGGAGCTAAAGTTATTGGTTATCTACAGGTCGCAGCTGATTACTATTCAAGTAAGAAAGGGGATTCCCCTAACATAGGGTCAGCTAAAACTACCATTCGGAAACACAATAAAAACACCGACATGGTCATTAAGAAACTCAAAAAGAAGAAGAAGGATTAATATAATATGACAGAGAACGCTGAGGTAAAGGTAGAGAAAATCGAGTCCGATGCAGACGCGACAGAAAACATATCTGCAGAACAGAAAGCGCATCAAGATGAGATGCTCATTAAGGCCGATGAAGGTTTGAACACCGGCAAAGACGAGAAACTCTTTGGGGGAAAGTATGACTCCCAGGAGCAGTATGACAAGGCGATTGTCGAAGCTTACAAAAAGAAACATGGCGATGGCCTGGACGATGCATTCAGTAAATTGACCGGAGACCTGTCAAACGATGGTCTCCCTTCCGATAACAAAACAGATGAATCGAATAAGGCCGATGAGGGTGATGATGCTTCTAAGAAGGATGATGCCCAATCGGACAACACCGATGAATCTGACAACAAAGATGACAAAGATGACAGTGTTGAGATGGACATGAACCTGGATACCTTTGTCACTGAGTACAACACCGATGGTCATTTGTCCGAAGATTCCTACAAGAAACTTACGGATGCTGGATATGACAAAGGCATGGTCGATACGTACATGGCTGGTGTTACTTCCCAACGTGATTCGCTATTCGCGATTTGCGATGGTAAAGAAAGTTTCTTTCAAATGACGCAATGGGCAGCTGAGGACGGTGGGTTCTCTGCTGATGACATTGATAATTTTAATACTGAACTTAATTCCGGTGACATTACCACGATGAAACGTGCTGTTGAAGGACTGAAGTTACGGTTCGATGCATCTGGAAATAAAACCGCGCCATCGAAAAAGATTGAAGCTACCCATAACAGTGACAGTTCTGATGCTGGTGGCTATTCGAGTATGGCAGATTTGGTCTTAGACCAGAGTAATCCGCTGTATGATAAATCCCCTGAGTACCGTCAGAAAGTTTTGGACAAGGTACGAAGGAGCAAAAACTTATAATAAAGATGGGGTGTTAGGGCTTTGTAGTTGTCTCAATGATTCGGCTACAAGGAACAACCGCACCTCAAACCTCTTCACGGTTGACCCTATCTTGGGTTGACCTCTCCTCTCCTCAAGGTGGGTCGAGCACCGGTCTGATAATCCGGAAATGCTGGCCCACCACTCTCCTATTTCCAAAAGCCCTGCCAATGTGTATTGAGATACGCAATTGAATGGACACCTTTAAGTGAATTTAGGGAACCAATTTGAGACCGGAGTATCACTCAACATTAACCCTTAAACTTTTAATTCACTTAAAGGAGTAACTATCATGGCTGTTGCTAACAACTCTTGGTTGGGTTCTGACAACTCTTCTACGCCTGCAAATATGTCGGAAGAGCGCGCCAATCAACTCAAAATGTTTTCTGGGGAAGTCATAAAGGCTTTCGAGAAACATACCGTAATGCTGGACAAACATAAAGTTATTACCATTAGTTCTGGTAAATCCGCTCAGTTCCCGATCATAGGCCGTATGCCTGACGCTGAGTATCATACACCTGGAGCCGAAATCGGTGGACAGGACATCCTGGCTGGCGAGAGAGTAGTTCCGATTGATCGCCTTCTGATCTCCCACGTCTTCGTTGACAAGCTTGACGAAGCCATAAATCAGTACGAAGTACGCGCGATGTACTCCGATATGATGGGCCGTAAACTGGCTGAGACCTTTGACAATCACGTTATGCGTGAAGTATGTCTGGGTGCTGCTGCTTCTGCAACCGTTTCTACACTGGACGGTGGGCTGGAGACCACTGATGCAAATTTCGATCATGGTACAGCTGCTACCAAATGGGTTGCCTGGGAAGATGCCATCTTTGAGACCGCTGCGAATTTCGATGAGAAATTTGTGCCTAAAGACCGGTACCTGATTCTCGATCCTCAGTACTACCAGTTCCTGGTAAGACACGTCCAGACCACCGGCATGTCTGCTATTAACAAAGATTACGGTGGGGCTGGTTCCTACGCTGACGGTACTGTTTTCCGTATCGGTGGAATAGACCTGATCTCTACCGCAATGTTTCCCCGTGCTGACTACAGTGGCGAAGACTTCCATGCGAAGAACCTTCTGCTGACTGATGGTATAGCCTTCGGTTCCGATGCTGTTGCTACGGTCAAATTGCTTGACCTCGCGATAGAACAGGAATGGGACATCCGTAGACAGGGTACGTTGCTCGTGGCGAAGTATGCTATGGGTCACGCTTATCTGCGTCCGGAATCCTGTGCGACAATGCTTGATACTGCCTAATCAGCAGTAAGTAGCCACAGAATCTGGTGGCTTTTAATCAACCTGAAACAGGGGGTTACCTTCGGGTAGCTCCCTTTTTTTAACTGAAGTGTAAACAAAGGAGTTACTATGTTATATTCTGATGGACTACATTTTGTAGCAAACGGTCAACTCGTGAAAGCTGGTGATGCTCCGGTAAAGTATTCCGGAATGGTCGCTCGAATTTACGTTGGGGAAACCGTAACAATCGGTTCAATCGTTCAACCGCAGAGTGCTGCTCAGGCGTTCATGCGTACTCTGGCAACCGCTGCGTCAGTCGAAGCTCCTGGAATAGCTATGTGTCTCCAGGCCCGAACTGGTGCTGGCTATGTCCTGGCCTTGTTCAATGGCTATGTCGATTATAAAACGTGGGCTACCACTCCGACCTATGGAACGAAAGCCACAACCACGATCACCGCTGATGGCAATATGTCCACCAACGATGAGATCAACATTAATGGGAAAGTCTATTGGGTCCGTGTTGGCTCTGAAGCTCAGACGTTTACTGGTACTGCTCTGGCAGCTGCTACCCTTGGGAATCTGGTACGTCTCAATATGGCAACGCTGGGTAAAGCTGTCTTCCAGACTGCCTTCGATCCGCTGATGGCTATACATAATCCCGAACTCGAAATCACAACTGCCTGGAACTCTGATGATCTGGTAATTTCCTTCAAGGAAGCTGGAGCACATGGGAACCTCGCTGTTACCACAAAGACAACTGGTGCCAACCTTGCGTTTACCTCTACGGTATTTGGCTCAGGCGTTGGAACTGGCGTTCTTTATCTTGAAGAAGGTGCAACCACCGGCCTATTCACACTGACCGCTCCTGATACATCGAGTGATATCATTCAGGTACTTGGTCACGCCATCGATGGTGGTGGAATTTTCTTTAATCCGGTTACCGATTACGATACGATAGCCTAACTGTAGTGTAAAAGGAGTATTTATTATGGGTATGATCTTAGGAAAAGGTATGTATTTTAAAGCGAACGGAAAAATGTGGACAGGCCGTACCAACGGCATTGGAAACGTTGGAAATCTGACACCGGACATTGAGTATTCCGGAATGGTCGGGAAAATTAAACTGGGTGAGACTTGTGTAGCTGGTGACCTTATCACTCCGGTAAGTGCTGATCAGGAATTTAAACTTGCTGATCCTACGCAGGCTGCTATTGTTGGTCCTGCGAATGCTATCCTCCTGGAGGGTGGTGGTAACGGTGAGTATGCCTTGGCTCTATTTGAGGGATACATAAAGTATTCCGCATGGTTGACCACAGAGTATATGGCTTCTAAAGCCCGTGCTGAGTTCACTACCACTGACGTAACGGTAGATAACCAGACCATCACGGTTAATGCTGCTTGTGTCATAGGTAATGATATATCCGATGATGGCGTATCTGGAGCACACATCCTTGTTGTTCCTGCTGGCACGTCCGAAGCGCAGCTTGTAACTGTTTCTTCTAAAACGATTCTAAATGCTGCTATCTTAGCTCTGGCTACCGATCCGCTGGTACGTGTTGAAACCACTTGGGGTTCTGATGTACTGGATTGGGTTGCTCTCTATGCTGGTATTGCAGCTAATGATTTCGCTGACGCTGACACCTTCACTAACGGCTCTTGGACTACTTCATGGGCTGGTGGAACTGATTCCGGTATCGTTTA